ATCTGGAACCAGCAGCACGTACCTTGCTTACATCTATTTTAGGTACTCTATTAGTATAAAGAAAGGATATTAAATCTTTGAATGCTCTAGCCCATCCTTCCTTGGAGTCAGCTACACTTATAACATCATCTGTTCTTTCAAACTCTACGTCTGGAATAGTTGGAAGCTGGTTGACATACTGTCTTTCAACAGAGAAACCAACACCTGTACCATTCATTAGAATATATAATATTTCATCAAAGGATTTAGGATTATCTATTGGTATATAGGAACAATTATACCCACATATATTTTCTCTTTCAAGTGCAGGTCCAGCAGTCATTAGTGATCTCATGCTAGGCATAACTTCAAGATGTAGAATAGCATTACGTATCATAGTCCAATCCTTGGTATCAAGTTGATCTTTAACTCCAAGGTTTGTTTCTACATGAACTTTAAAGAAACTAATTAGTCTATCAACAGTCTCATCCCATGTTTCTCTACGACCTTCTTCTTCAAGCCATCTAGAATATCTGGAAAGATAGATAAAGTTTTGGTACTCAGTTGGCAGTTGCATCTATATCTTCTCCATATCTAAGTTCTAAAATCATTTGTGCATAATGAATAATCTTTTCAATATCTTTTGCTCCCTCACCTTTAGTACGATGACGGGTTACATACTTTACTATATTACCTTCAAAGAAATCAAGTTCGTTAGCATAAATATATTCCATAGGTTGTATTGTACATTTCTTATAATGATCACCACCTACTTGATAATCTTTTATTGACATCCTTCATTCCTCTCATCATCCGACTTAATATAATATAATTTATATTTATACTTAGGATCTTCTTTTATTTTTTCAGTTACTTCATATGCATAGGTTCGTAATGAACTTGCATTTATATTAGCATTCTCACAAATAAATTCAAAGTTATCACACGTTACTCCAACACTACAGAAGAACCAGCCTTTAGCTTTATTATGTAATACTTTATTTCCTATGTTAGCTAGATCTAATATAGCTCGTTTGATAACAGCCACATATAATTCACGTTCAGGTTCAAGTTCTTTACTATCAAACTGAATTATAGGATCAACAAATACTACTTTATTTTTCTTAGGCTTGTACATTTTGTTTTAAAAATCTACCTGTAATTGGATCTCTTTTTTGGTTACCCGTTTTAGGATTCTTTTCCCATTGTTTCTTTGCTAATTCAGATTTTTTCTTTTTATGTTCAATAGTATTCATAGAGTTACGAAGTTTTTCTAGATATTCAGGCTCTTGGTAACTCTCAACAGGACGATAGAACTTACCACCTACTCGTGAGTTATAGTAGGCTGGTTCATCTGTGCCTTCAATGGTAGAGGAGAGAACATTAAATTTCATCTGATAGTATAACTCATAGTAACGTAAGCTACGTTTATTCTTATACTCAGCTATGACTTCAAATTTAAAATGTTCCTTACCTATATTCTGTATATCTTCATTGAGCCACTTAGATGAACCAGTGTAGGTTTTCCAATCTGATTCTCTCTCCTTTAACTTAGTATATAATTTGTATTGCTTACAACCTATATAACCTTTACCACTTTGAAGATTAGTTATGAGATAAACAAATCCAAACTTATCAAGATTGGGAACAAACTCCTCGTCCTTTTTGTAGGCAAGCCAATGGTGATCTACCATGCATGAATCTCTTCAACATCCGGTTCACGTACAACCTTAGTAAGATACCTGTATCCTCTTGCATAGTTGTATACCCGTAAACCTTTTCCATCATTAGCATCCTTCCAACATTCTTTCTTATGATTACAATACAAACAAGCAGTTCCTAGTCTACGATTACCTGAAGCTCCCTCTTTAACATCACTATAACATTTATTAGGTGGAGATTTATTTTCCACTAAAGATTTTAAATACTTAACTCTATCTCCAGCATCAATCATTTCCAATGAATGAACAGGAGCTAAACATATCTCTCCACTTTGTTTATTGATAGCTAGGAAAGCAGCTTCATCCATTCCATTAGCTTCTGAATAGGCAGAGATCTGTGCTATATAACCAAAGGGATCATCATTAACTAGATCTCCCTTATCAAACTTTTCATATCCTCTGGGAGAAGTAGACTTACAATCAACTAATACCCCGTCAATCACACAATCCTGATGTCCTTTAACCCCATGAATATCCAATTCTTTTTGTGTATCTGTAACTGTATGACCAGATAATTTAGACAAGGCTATAAGTAATTCTTCCAGAATATATCCATATAAAAACTTTATTCTAGTAGAAGGAGTAAAGGCTATGGCCTTATCATTTAGATTAACATCATACCATATCTGTCTATCAGGTCTACCAATAGCAGATAATCTAAGATTACTATTACCTTCCTTTCTTTTTTCAGTTAAGGCTGTTAACAAATGAGTTTTTATATTATCTCCAAACTCATTTATAATATCAGTATTTATTTCATCTTCTTCTACAGAATTTTCAACCTCATTGAATAAACTATAGATATCTTTAACTAATGTATCTATTGATTTCATAAAGAAATAGGGGAGAGACTTTCATCTCCCCCCTCTCCTATGTTATAAGGTTAGGTAGCAAAGGGAATGTCTTCATCCCCTTCACCACTGACAAAACCACCATCAACTACATCAAAAGCCTCATCAGCTTCTGTATTATAAGGAATAAGATTAGTAACTTGAACTGCCCTCAAGTCAGCACCTACTCCAGCTCGTCCCTTAAATTCCCAATCATAGGTTGTGTAATGCACATTAACCTCTGATCCATTACCAATAAGGGTTTGGGTCATGGTTCTCTTCTGACCATCCACTAGATCAGGAGCACGGTTTAGGGAACCGTCTTTCCTACGAACTCTACGTTTGATCGTAACAAAATCTCCACGATCATCCCCTTTGTTCTTAACAGAAAGTCCATCCTTCTTAATAGTCTCCAAGTTTTTCTCATCAAGATTACATACATCAACAGACCATACCCCATCTGGGTCGAATGTGGTATTTGGGTTGGTGATAGCAGCCCAATAAGCAATTCCTGAAATTACTGACATATTTTTATAACTCCTTTATCAATGTTTAAAAACGAAGTGTCTCATAATTTATATTATTTGTCAAGTCTTAATGTGTCATGGCCCAAGTTTCCCCGTCCTGCCATGTACTATCTAAAGGACATCTAAGATTTAGAGTATGCTCTGTATCTTTGATTGCCTCTTTAGTGATAGTTCCGAATCGTTGCACATCTTTCTTTGCAACTTCAAATTGATATTCATCATGAATAGAAGCCACTAACTTAGCATCTACTCCTGTACTATTTATTCTTTGTGTCATATTAACTAACCAATCTTTACAGATAGATGCACCAAATCCTTGAATTATTGTATTAAGTGCAGTATGAGGACTACGAACTATAAGAGTACGTCCATCCAGACCTTTAATTCTTCCACCTTCTGCTGCTAGTAATACTTTCTTACGTGTCTCAGCTAAAGCTGGCATCCGGGTTAAGAACCTATCTATTAATCTGTATCCTTCAGATGTACTTCCACCTACTATTTTACCTAGCTTGGCTGCTCCAGCCCCATAACAAAAGGCATAGATAAAAGTCTTTGCTTGATCTCTATCTGTAAGACCAGCCATTTTCATATTAGCTGTATGAACATCTCCATTAACAACCTCATTAATATAATCTTTATCCTTAATCATATGAGCTAGTACACGTAGCTCAAGTCCAGCAGCATCTGTCCCTACTAGTGTGTGAGTATGAGGATTAGAAACAGTCCAACAATCTCTACACTCTTTTCCAAATGGACTACGTACTGCTGGTACTTGGGCCATGTTAGGATTATGGTGAGCCATTCTACCAGTAACAGTTCTTAATGTTAATACTCTTCCATGCACCTTACCTGTATTGTCATCACAACAATTTATCCATGATTGTATCTGAGCTATTCTCTTTTGTAATAGAAAGAACCTAGAAAATTGTTTAGCTTCCTTCATATTAATCTTATCAAGGATGGCTTCACTTACTATTATGTTACCCTTATCTGTAAACTGTTTAGGTTTCCATCCACGTTCCTCTAATCTAGTAGCTATCTGTTGTCGGGAACCTATATTAAATGGTATGTATTTTGTTTTAGTTTTTAACTCAACAACAGTTGGTTCAAATTCTATCTTGGCCCAACTCTCTAAACGATTAGCTTCATCAGTTAGCCTAGCTAAAAGTCCAATAGCTTTCTGCATATTTAAAGTGAAACCATTTCGTTCCTGTTGATCTATGATAGCTCTAATCTTATGTTCCAATTTAATAGAGTATGAAGAAAAGTTTCCTTTCTCTAAGCTAAGTTGTTTATACAAAGTCTCAGTAACATCTACATCATTCTTACAATACTCTAACATCTCTTTTGTATATGTAGAGAAGTCTTCTTGTTCTCCTTTAGGATGTCCTAATCTCTCACCCCAAGCAGATAAACTATGACCACCATCTCTAATTGGATTAAAGAGTTGAGATAATATAAGAGTATCAATGACTTGCTTTAGTTTAATATTAGTATTTAATAATCTATTTAGAATAGGAGCATCAAACGATACTCCATTATGCATTATAAAATTATCTACAGTAGATGCCCAAGGTTTAAATGTTTCAAGATTAGTATGATCCCATACATTAACTTCAGATGTAGTAATATCTTTAGCTACAATGCAATGTATCTTGGACGGGTTAAGACTTTCTGTTTCGATATCTACGATTGCATTCTTCATAGTCTTCATCTTGCCCACACCAATTGCATTCTTCACCCTTTCCTATATACAATATTGTATGTTCCACTGAACACCAGTGTTCCCACATACTCTCTTTCATATTCCAAAACTTTCTCCACATCCACATTGAGATGTAGCATTAGGATTTTTAAATACAATATAGTTACCATTAATACCTTTTGAAAAGTCTATAGTTGTATTTATCATTAGAACTTCTGCATCTTTCTTAATATATAACTTACCCTTTTTAAGTGG